TATTCCCGCTAGGAATAAGGGTTGAAACAGATCTTACTGTATCGATACCACCCGTTCCATTCTCAGGATTAAATCCAACAGCCTGGTTTAAAGAATCCATCCAAAGTTCTTCATTGAACTCAGTAGCGCCTTCCGCATAAAAAGCATACAGGTTTTCAGCCATTGCTCTGTACGCCGGTATAGCGTCTAAGGTTTCGCCAAATACAGATCTGAACACCTCATTTGAAATTGAATCTGCGTCCGGCATACCCTTGTCTGATGTCAGCTTAGGCTTACCCATTGCCTCAATAATAGCTTGGCCCTGTAGCGCACGGGTGGCAACATCTCTGTTTCCAGAAACCATTGAAGCCCCTACGGCAGCATAAAACGCTCCATCTGTACCGGCCAGCTCTTCAAAGGCTTGAAGCGCGATAGCATCCCCACTGGCAACCACAGATTCCAAAGCAATCAACCTATCATTTATAGACGCAGATTTAAGAGCATTAGAGAACAATTTGGTTTCCTCTTTAGTAAATAAAGTAAGAGGTGTTCCATATGCTTTCGAGACTAGCTTCGCCTGGTCAAACCTTAAACTAAGATCTGCGACCACAGCATTTGGATCTTGGTTAAAGTCAATTGGCTTAATTTGAATTAAGTTATTATTATCATCGGTAAGTTGCCTTTTAACAGCAGCGGAAATAGGATTGTCTTTTATGTCTTTATTAAACTGATCCAACATTTTAACAGCAAAATCATACGTTTTGACTTCTACATCCATGTCCCGACCAGGCTCACCAACGCCAGGAAGACCAGCTTCTATTGAAGTAACAAAATTAGCTAAATCAGCAGGCATCATGGCTTTGAGATTATTAGCAGTATCAATATCAAAAATCATGCGCTCATAAGCAGCTCTTGCTCTATCGCCTTCTGGCCCAAAAGCATCAAGTTGAGCTTCTATCTCTGTTAGCATTTTCTGAGAAACGACACCCCCAGCAGTAGCAATATCATCTTGCTCACTAATCAATGAAACAACATTTGAAACTTTTTGCTCTCTAATCGCTGCGTTTTTGCTGTATGTTCCCTGGAGGCTTTTTCTAAAAGATTGCGTTTCTGCTAAAGTCATACCGGGGGCCGGAACTGTTTCCATTCTTTTTAAGATTATTTCTTGCTCTTCAACCGGAGAAGAATTGAAATTAAATATGTAGTTTTCTTTTATAGCGTCATTGTAAGCTTTAATTTTAAAAGCTTCGAGCTGTTTTTCCGAAAGTGATAGGCCGCCCAAAAGCTCAACAGATTTAGCAATTTGTTGTTTGATCGTTACAGCGTTTGAACCTGGAAGGATCGCGCCCTGGATAATATTGTTATATTGCAGATCCGACGCGTTAGCTGCCTTCACCTTTTGCTTTTGAGCTTGTAAGTTTACATACCAATTTGAATATCTTTCTGTTGCCTTGGTTGTTACGCCGTTTAAGTTTTCTCTTAAAACAGTCGCAGCAGTCGGGTCGATTACTCTCAGCGATTCTGAGTAACCGTCAGTAAGATCTAATAATTGCTCTTGAACCCTGGTGAATGGAGTTTCATTCCTTTCTGCTTCATTCAAAATCCGCATAGTTTCGATTTCAGCATTATTCTGTATTTCTGCTACAGCGACACGACTGCCCAGCTCATAAGCGGCACGGTCTGCAATACCAAATGCTCCGCCTTTTTCTTCTATAGCCTCAAGGGTTTCAATAGCACCCTCATCGCGCACACGTTCTTGGCCGCGAATTTCAGCAAACCTAGAAGCTTCTTTAAAAGCAAAATCGGACATACGATTAAGTTGCTGAGAAAGGTTTTGAGAATACCTTGCTTGCTCCCGCGTGTCAGCAAAGTCGATATTACCTGGCTGACGGGTTCTTACCCCTAGTCGCTGATATCGTGGAAGTTGTGCCATCGTCTAACCTAACCTAACTATATATCTGACCGGCCATGTAAGCCGCTTCGCCAACACTTGCGGCGGCGCTTACATTCGCAGTCTTCATTGCGGTTGAACCAGCAGATCTATAAATACCGCCCTGCGTATAACCTTCTCCAAGAGCAAGGGCCGCGTTGTCTTTTGCAACGGCAGCTTCCATGCTTCCCTCTGACACAGCAAACATTTGCATGGTCGCCGCAGATCCAGATGTAGGATCAACCCCACCAGCACCAGCTCTAGCAATAATTGCGGCAAGGGTTTCGTTCAATCTTTTCAAAGCTTCGGAGCCTTGCTGTTTATAGGCAATAGCTTCAGATCGGCCTTTCAACTCTGCCTGTTGCGCTTGCCGTTCATAGCTCTCTTGTTGAGCGCGGCCAACATCCCGTTGCGCACTAGCCTGCCCTAACTTACTTCCAATCGATATGGCTGTAAAAGCAGCTTCCATTTTAATTCCCCACGCTTAAACGGTACTCAAGACCGAGAACAATCATTTCCAATGGAACATTCTGGCTAATCGTAATCTGCCCCGTTCCGCTATATCCCAGCAAGCCATGCACAGTTTTTATGCCAGTGAAAGGCTCAACGGGCGAATCCAACACATCTTCGCCAAAGTTTCTGAACGAGATCTGCTTGCCGTTAATCGTCATATCCTTCGTGCTGTTCACAATAGCATCAACCTGGATAATACGTTTCTTAAAGCCCTGCACAGATCCAGAAGATAGCACCGGCTCCGCAGGCATTGTTCTAGCCGTGACCGTGTAGTTCAATCCAACCTGGTAGCTGGACGTAGCAGCCGAAGCAAAAGTAACTGTGTAAGGAGATCCTGGGACCGTCTGTTCTGGCTCCAGAACGCCATCTCTAATGATCTGGACTGTCTCCCCCTCAAGATGCTGTAACGTCACTGAGGACGCCGCTCCGCCCTCCTTAGCGCTATCTAGCGTGAGATCTGGGTCAAACTTCTCCAGCATATAATTGTCAGTGCCATCAATGGTCCGTTTAACGATCACATAAACATCTGCAACCTCGACGCCGATTGCTATGAAATCACCGTCCGTTGTGAACCGACTTGGCGCGATAACATTCTGACCGACCAAGATAGAGTAAACCGCCATCGATCCGTCAGTACCGTTGACCACAAACAGGCGATCCGACTCATCCGTAGACGCAGCCCTACGCGCCGCCATATCCACAGGGTTCTTGAGCAAGTGAGAGCTTAACGCCGATATGTTCTGTACCTGATAGGACGCTGTAGTATCGCCAAACTGGAATACGTTGATAGATTTACCCTGGCGCTGAATAAAGATTGACGCACCGTTTAGCTCTTCTATCGGAATGCCTGACTTTGCACCGAGCCTAGTTTGCGGACGGACAAAGAAGTTGGACGGTGTAATTGGCTCATTGGTCCCTTGCAGGATTACAAACTCACCACCTGTCGTAAAGATCCGAAAGTCATTGCCGGAAAACAAATTCACAATAGTGTTTAGCTGATTGGTATTAATCGTTGCCTCAACGCTCTCATCGTCAAGACCAGAGCCAGCATTGAAATCAAAGTAGTTGATTACACCAGAACCCCAGATTGTGTTGGGGCGAGACTTAGATCCGCCGAAATACAACCGGCCCTCATGGAATGCAGCAGACCGAGGCCAGCCGCGAGTGTTTGACCAAACATCCTCATAGCCATGTTCACTCTCCCAGAAACCAGCGGTAATGGCGTCCGTGTCAAAGAAGTCCACTTCCGTTACAGCCTTCATAACTGTAGGCGATACATACTCAACATATCGAGCGCGACCAAATGTGCTTGTGACTTGGGCGTATTCGCCAACGGCAGAGGGCGCAAAAGCCTCCACCTTGTAACCCGTGGTATTATCGGGAGCCGTATCCCATGCGGGGTAGACAGTCAGCACCTTAGTAGAGGCTACATAGTCCTCAACGTGCCGAGTCTGACCGGAGCCTGTGCCGGAAGTTAATGTAATGAACATACCATTTGGCTGATCGTCAGTGCTGTAACTAGAAGCCGCCTTCAAGGTAATTGTATTCGCTCCACCCGCTTGGGCCGTACCGTTGTCAGTAGTCGTCGACGAAGCTGTGATCGTGATATTGCCGGTTGACGCGCTGGGCGTAATTGTAAAATCAGGCATATGCGTATCGAAGGCATAGGCGTACTGAGGAAGGTTTGTTATAGGTAGGTTTTCCAGCGTCCAGCTTGTGTCACTGTTGCGCACAAGTCTCTTGGTTTGAAGATCTTCATGGCACAAAATAAGCGTATCAACCGCCTGGGTATAGTTAATCTCGTCCAGCATAGCGGTAGTGATGTCGGTCGCTGTAATGTAATCGTTACCAGATCCGTTAATATTCGTTTGCAAGACGCCGGCCTTAAAGACATAGATCCTTTGGTTAACAAATACTAACAGGTAGCTATCATCAACGCTAAACTCAAATGGGATTACCTTGAAATCAGTGAAGCTTGAGCCGAAGTCATAGATGAACTGCGTACCATCACGGCGCTTAAATCCGCCTTGAGGCTGAATGATTACATTCGTGGCTTCCTCAAGAGCGTTTTTGTATTGAGCTAAATCGGTACGAGCGCGGATAAGCGGATCAAGCTCGCCAACCGAGAAATTGGTTTGGAACTGCATAATCCGCATATTAGTATCTCACATCAATAAGAGAATAATCCTCAATGATCTGCGGCGGCTTACCGCGACTATCTATGTTCATTGCCTCACGCATCAAGCCACCACGGTTTGACTCACCGGGTGAGCCATATGCCAAGGCTCGAAAGTAGTCTGACTTGCTAATCTGATCGGTAATTGTAAAGGCTAACTCAGCAGCCAGTGAGGTGCGGAGAAGGCGCACAAAGTAATTTGGCATTTTGCTTTCATCGATTGTACCTTGGTAGTCGATAAAGACCTTCTCGAAATTTGTGTATAGCTGATCGCCGTAAACTTCCCACCCGTACCGGACAGGGTTCTCGCCAATACCAGCGCTTGTAAATAAGGCTAAGACGCCGGAGAGCATATCTCCTGGCATTTGATAGGCATACTTCCACTCATCGATAGGAGCAGTAGACAGCCGATTTAGCTGCACCTTTTTAACGCTCCAACTCCATTGATAGTTTGAAAGCAGCGAGTCACGGAGATCTGGATAAAGTCGATCACAAGCCTGGGCTGAATCAGATCCTTCTGTAAAAGAAGAAATGGGCGATGCGCCCAACAATATCAGAGCATCCGAGCAGATCGAGAGTGAGGTATCACCAGCAGCCATATCGTTCTCCGTAAAGGGTGGAAGGGGCCAGAGTATCCAGCCCCTTCTTTCTTTAGATTACAGC